CTCGTACGGCGTACCCTGTGCTGTTCCTCTAACGCTCTTTTCCTTGTCGAAAAGAACTTCATCCATCTCAAACGCTAATTGAAGTACATCCTCGAACACCTCAGCAAGGATGGTTTGACCAGCCTTAATCTGAGAGTCGAAAGCACCAAGTAGCGCCTGGACACCTTGACCAGTAATAATACTTGCGTCAATGTTTCCAGTTCTGCCTTCAGGATATCGAGCACCAAGTCGTAATTCTGATTGGAGTGCTGATTGCTCCTGGAAAGCAGCAGCGGGAATATCCAAACGGACACGCCCGACACCTTGTGGTTGAGTTGTACGGATAACTGCATCAGGACCCATAGGTAGGTCTAATACATCGCTAGGTACAACAAGTGGCGCTTGGATTGACTTTTCAGCCGCTTCCATTGCCAAGTTAGCGAAACGTGCGCGAGCCATTTGTACATAGATCACGTCATCAAATTGCCCGCGTGGTTCATCATCAATGCCAGGACGACGCGCAATACGCACAGTCATCTTGCCAAGAGGATTCTTTACGGTGCTAAGAATTAAATTATTGTTGTTTGGTAGATAGAGAACCGTCTGGTCTTTATCCATGTACTTGATAAGTTCAATGTCGTTGCCTGTGTTCTCACCAAAGCGACCAAGAATGTTACTTGCAAACTCTGGGAACTCATGTGCAAGTTCGTTAGATGTTTTCTTGTAACGCTTAGCATATGCTACGCAGCGTCCAAAACGATCAAACTCTGGGTAAGATCCCATCGGATCTTCTACACGGATGAAAGGAATCTCTCCTTCAAAATCTGGCTCTACGTGGATTGGCAAGAATCCGTATGAGAAATACCAGTCTGCGCCCCAGTACATCTGTGACTGCAAGCGTGAGTGAGCAACATAGTTGTTGGCAATCATGCTGCGCTTATCAGCAAACTTACGAGCCTTGGCATCTGTAACCTTGACTGCGGCACAGTTAAATGATGGCAGCGGTGCTAAAACTTCTGCAAGATCGCGGGCTGCAACGTCAATAAAGTTAGCAACCATTGAGTATGGAAGTCCCTCAGGGAACAAGTCTGGAAAGATGCTAGCGATCTGACCCTTGCGAACAGCCTGAATCTGGGCCATACGAGAGTCACGATCAGAATGCAAGCGCTTGAGATTCTCAACGCGCTTAGCGATTCTTTCAATGTCTAATGCCATCGTTATTCCTGTTCCTCACCAAACTCATAGTCATTGACATTGAGTACATAGCGTTCTTGTTGTTGTTTACGAGTTGCCCACTTGTTGGGTATATGGCTCTGATTAGTTCTACCGATTGAGATAACTTCTTTGGCACGTAGTTCACAGAACCAGAGCGCCATCACACAGTCGGTCTTGCCTTTAGTATTAGGCTCCCAGGTTATTAATTGCTGGATCAGAGCCTTAATGCCCTCCGAACCTTCCACTGCTGGAAGTTCCATGAGGTTGTCGTTATTAAAAGAAGTTCCACGCATAGTCCCAAAGAGACCCGACATGGAGGCTACACCGAACTGTGTATCCCATTTGTTCTTACCAGTGAACTGACTCGAGAAGCGAACTCCTGTAGAGGCTAGGAACTGGCGTAGATCATCATCCAAAGCGTATGCTTTCTGATGAGCGTTAGTTTCAATTCTTAATTCATTCGGTCTGTACTTCTCAACCCAATCCTGAATTAACTTCTGGATCTTCTGAGGAGTAGGATCGAACATATTTTCGACATCAAGGATATACCTTTTGCGACTGTAACGATCTACCGTCATGATTACTGCTGCTGTATTACCAGTCATAGCAGGGTCTAGACCCATGATGGTATACCAAGATCCCTTTTCACTGGGATGTCCAGCGCTTCCAACCTTTAGAGGGCCACGCTTTCGCATCCTGTTGATCGAACCTTGTACACAGACAGGGGCAAAGATTGAATCTTCTTGTACGTCTTGCTGCTGATATACCAGCGCCCAGGCGCTAGGGCTGACTTCGCTACGCCTGCGGAACAGTGCGCCGCCGTCCCACTTGGGGTATAGCCCATCTTCATCTGGAAGAATGTCTTCATCTGAGCCTTCCCATGGAATGTTTGACTTAGGCCACAGAGTAACCCAGTTCTCTGGCTTATCTGCGAACTCAAGTACTGCTGGCATTGAAAGGTATGTGAACGGTGACTTGCCACCAGTCCAGTGCTCAGGGTTTCTAATCTCTCGATAGAGGTCGTTAGCGGCGATACGTGTGCCTACGATCAGCAACTTACCGTTATCACCCAGACGGGTGACTACATCTCGCTGGAGCCAGAGGAGTTGCTTCTCCCACTCATGCGCGTTTGAAGTCGTAACAACGTCGTCCAGGATGATGAGGTTGGAACGGGCTCCAGTAATCTGGCCACCAATTCCGAGCGCTTGCACCGTCGGATCCTTTTCGGTAGAATCACGAGAAAGGTAAATGCGATCAGCCTTCCAAGTATCCGCATCCTCTTTCCAACCCCCTGCAGACCCATAGACTGCCTGTAACTTCGACCAGCGTTCGTGGCTTAGTCGTTGCTTAATCGAATAAAGGTATTCCTTAGCGCGTTCCTGAGTCTTGGAAACGATGGTGATCTTAATGTTGGGGTCCATGGCGATTCGGTACACACAGTAGTTGACCGTGATGACCGTCGACTTTGCATGCTCGGGTGGGACGTTGATAAGCAGACGCTTCTTAGATGCAGGATCATAGACCATCGACGGGTGAATGTAGGAAGGTTCCCGCCCCTCGAGCACGTCAATCCAAGACCTGTGATGTGCGAAAATCGGCGAGTCAAGAAACTCACGGCTGAACTCCTCAAAGCCAATCTTAAACTTGGCATCCCCTGTGACTATACTTAAAGTCTTTTCGCCCTCTGATCGGGCCTTCTCAAGTTCCTTCATAAAGGCTGGATCCTTGCGCCAGTCCTTCATGACATCTGGCTTGCGCTCAGCCCTTGCTAATGCATCTGTAATATCTAAACCTTGGCGGACAAAATCTAAAACCTTTGCCTTGGCCTCTCTGAGAGCGACTACATTGTGGTGCTCTTTACCGCCTTTAGCAGCCATTATAACCCCTCCATTAAACCCCTTGTATAAAACTCCCCTTTATCGCTCGGCTCGCTCAGGCGAGCCTCGCTAACCCCTCGGTTCGTGGCTGGCATTAAGCCAGCCTACACTATCGTTTCGGCTGTCTCAGCCACCCACTCACATCAAGATAGACTCACTCTGTAGGAGTCGTTCGTCTATATATACTAACCCGTTCAAAACTGGAATCCGAACGGTGTAATTTAGCAAATGTGATGTACTTCACTAACTTATATGTATAATACGGACATTTCCCCGTAAATACTGGAAAAATAATTTAATGCGATAGTGTATAGTAGCGGCGAAGCCGCGTTAAAGCACTGGGGTCGCGCTAGCGACACAGTGCGCAGCCACGCGTGGCGATTGAACGCGTGCCCCGCGGCGAGCGGCGGGTGCAGGGCAGCGCCCTGCGTCTTTTTAAGAGTGCGCCGAAGGCGCGCTATTAAACCCGAGCGAAGCGAGGGCGATTTTTTCGAACACTTGTTCGGATATGAAACGGGCGCGAGTTTGTGTTGGTGGACTATCTGCCGAGGGGGTCGAGGGCTTGGGCTGGCTGGCTGGCTCGGGCTTCGAGGGTCTGGCCTTCGGCCTTTGCTCGAGGGTTCGAGGGGGTGGGGGTGTTGGATAATCCAACAGGGGGGCGCTCGATGATCGAGGGCATGAGGTCGGGAGATCGAGGGCAGAAGGTGGCCAAGAATTGAAGGCTCGAGGTGCTTGCAATAAGGGGCGATCGCTGGCAAGATTCTCTCATGGCTCGAACAAGTCGGCCATATATCGAAGGGTAAAAAAATCATGGCAACAACAGCAACAACAAGCAAGACCAAAAAATCAAAGAATGGCACTGTTAATTCATCACTTGATCAAGTTTCGAGTGTTCTCGTTGATGACTTTTCAAAGATTGTCGGCGGTTCACTTCCTGCCGAGATGAAGGTATTCGAGAAGGCTTGCAAGATGCTCGAGGCAAAGAAGGTCGGCACCCGAGGCCTAAGCGCTTCAATCGAGAAGGCCAACGAAATCGGCGCGCTTCCAACGATCAAGCCAACCCACGCGCCCCACTTCTTGACGGCAAGCGCGATTCGCGCACTCGATGGTGGCGCGGATAAGTCTCTCAAAGTTCTCCTTAATACGGCGATTCAAGCGCGTAAGTTCTTCAATGGCAAAGATGGCAAGATGAACCTAGCCGAGGCGCTCGAGGATGCTCAAAGTTTTGCCGATCTTGCCGACTCCATCCCGTCTCAAGGCGAGCAGAAGGCCAAGCGCGAGGCGCGCACGGCTGGCGATAAAGTCGAGAAGGCTCCAACGCTCGAGCAGATCATCAAGGCGCTCGGCTCCGAGTTGAAGAAGAAGCCAGTTCTCAAAGGCCAAGCGATCAAAGACGCCGAGGCCGTGGCCTTCCTACTGGCTCAAGCGCTCGAGCGCTCGAAGACAAGCCTCAAGGCTGCATAGTTCGACCCGAGCCGACCCCCTACCCTTTCGAGGGTGGGGGGTTTTCTCATGCCCCGATTCTGGCGCGCCAGATCGAGCGCGCCCCGCCCCACGCGTGGGCGCGAAAGGTTTGTGTCGGGCATAGGACACTCATAGTCGGTTTGATTTTGGTTTGTGTCGGGGCTTGGCTACTCATAGTCGGCTTGATCTCAGACCGGAATTGGTGGCTTGAGGGTGCTGGACATAAGGCTTGACCTATGCAATAATTGTCTCACTGGGGCAAAGTCTGCCCTTAATTAAACAAGTGTTGGATTATCCAACAGTTAGGAAGATCATGATAACACTATCAGCATGGGATCTGGTGGCACTCACTATCGCGCTCACCTCATCCCTCATCGTCATCATCACAACCGCAGTTGCTAATCACCGACTCACCGAGTCACGCGACTACTGGCGCAACCAGTACCAAGAACTCAAGAGCCAATGGTAAGTGTTGGATTATCCAACACCGAGAAACGAAAGGATAAACAATGACTCTAACCCTAGATGATGTAGCCGCCTGCAATACATGGGGCTATGTCTCAACTGGTAGATGTGGTTCATGTCGCACCTACCAAGAACTATATGTAATCTCGATCATGAAAGATTCTCAAGAGGTCTGCGTTAACTGCCTCATGGCTAACCTTCGAGAAGTCTATCGCTACGGCGATGTACTCACCGAGGAAGCATTCTACGCCGTTAGGGATAGTCGTCCTCGTCCAGAGGATGACCAACTTACCTGCTACTCATGCGAAGGCGTGACCGATGGCATAACTGGTCGTGATCTAGTCGTTACTGTGGATGGCAACGGGGCAGAGAGATACGTCCACGATAACTCGGATTGCTCAACTAGGTGTGATCGCTGTGATATTCAGTATCCACGCTATAACTGGCGCGTATCTACATTCTACGCTAATGGTCTAGTCTTCCCACAGTTCGAGAAGGTATTCGGTCAAGACTGTTGCACTAAGTGCCAAGAAGAAATCTTTGCCGATGCTGGTGGCTCCGATAACTTCTTCCGTTGTGGATGCTGTGAAAGTATGGAGATCGTGGACGATAGCGCTTACTTCAACGGCACTCGATTCTGCGAGACATGCTGGGATAACAACGTCTATACATGCGATGACTGTGGCGATCAGTATTGGGATGGAGACGGGCATCACTGCGAGGAAGATGGGTCTCACCTCATCAACTCCTACTCGTACAAGCCACGCCCGTACTTCTTCGGCACTGCTTCCTATCACATGGGCTTCGAGTTAGAGGTCGAGTCGGATGGTAACTCTCGCCGTAGTGGTGCAGAGGTCGTGACCAATGCTCTCGGTGAGCGTATCTATCTCAAGGAAGATGGCTCTCTCAACGATGGTTTCGAGATCGTCACTCATCCTCACTCACTCGATGAGTACCAGCAAAAGTTCGACTGGTCGGCACTGCGACAACTTCGCAGGCTCGGCTTCCGTTCATGGGATACCAGTACATGCGGTCTGCATGTCCACGTATCACGTACCGCCTTTGGCTTCGCTCACAAGCGATCAGATATCGTCAAGGTTCAGGCTCATGAGTTACGCTTCATGAAACTGATCTACGACAATGATCGCCAGATCAGTAGGCTGGCCGGCCGTACCTCATCCTATGCAACCTTCGAGGACAAGGGTCGCCTAGTCCACAAGGTCAAGCATGGTAGCCAAGAAAATGGTCGCTATTCAGCGATCAACTCTGAGAACTCGGAGACTCTCGAGGTTCGAGTGTTCAGAGGATCACTCAAGCCCGAACGTGTACTCATGGCACTAGAACTCGTTCAGTGCGCTGTTGAGTACACTCGTGATCTACATGTAAGCGCCAGCAATAAGGCTCTCTCATGGATGATGTTCACTCGGTATGTTGCAGACAATGCATCAACCTATCCGAACCTATTTACCGCCATGGAGAAGTCCTTCATGTCCGATTCAGTCCAAGAAAACTAAGTGTTGGATAATCCAACAGAAACGAGAATAAAAATGTGTATGTTATGTGTAATTCCGCCAAATGTAATTCCATCACGTGAGAAGTTAGAAAACTCTGCTCTCAATAACCCTCATGGCTTCGGCTTTGCTATCGTAATTCCTAGTGAGAACCGCATCCATGTAGAACGCACGATGAACGCTGATACATCCATCAAGCGATTCCTCGAGATGCGTGGCAAGTATCCAGAAGGTTACGCCATGTGGCATGCACGATTCGCCACTCATGGCACAACTACTGTGGACAACTGCCATCCATTCCAAGTAGGCGTGGGCAACCAACTCACCTACCTTGCACACAATGGCGTCCTGCCAATCATCGAGCCTCAAGGTGATGATCGTAGTGATACGCGTATCTTCGCCGAGGATCTACTACCTGCAATCGGTGGGGTTACTGCCCTAGATAACCCACAAGTGTCCAATCTCATCGAGGACTTCACTAGCGGTTCCAAGGTATGTATCCTCACGATAGATCCACGCGCTGAGTATCAGTGCTATCTATACCACGCTGAGAAGGGCAAGAAGGATGAGTCAGGGGTCTGGTGGTCTAATGATTCCTGCTATCTTGATACCTACTCACGAGGATCATGGAAGTCAGTCAACCCTTTAGACTTTGGCCTCGGCTTCGGCGGTTACTCCGATGGTAAGGATGTAAAGTGGCGCGAGTGTACTGTCTGCGATACCTACGTAGATGAGGCCATGATCGAGGACTGGGATGATCACTACTGCATGGCCTGTGGCTCATGCTATGACTGCAACACTTACCTTACCGATTGCCTGTGCTATCAGGGTAAGGGTAAGACATGGGCTTCCAATGGCAAGGAAGGTGCGTGGCAGATATGAGCAAGAAGCGCAAGCCAGTACCGCCTACCCCTTACTACCTCGGCCTTCGGGCTGAACTATTCCTACACGATGCTGAACAAGCATTGAAGGAAGGCAATAAAGAAAAACACGCCTCGTTGGTACTCAGAGCCACTGAGTATCAACGCATGGCTGGTCAACTACCAATGGAAGGAAGCAATGAATAAATACAAGGAAGCCCTGTGCTCTAAGTGTGCCATGTCCATCATGGTCTTAGCGCATGATATGAGCGCAGGGTTTTACTGCCAACAATGTGCATGGGATAAAGTCGGTGGTGTTGGATTATCCAACGGTCTTGCAGTAACATCATGACCGAGCATCACTTTCCTTTGTTCAATAACCCAGCGCTGTGTGCTGAGGTTGACCCCGAGGTCTGGTTTCCAGAAGAAGGTGGCAACTCTAAGTACAAAACTCCTGCTGCTGTCTATGCCAAGCAACTGTGCAAGGCATGTCCAGCGATGGCGGAGTGTCGAGAATATGCTCTAAAATATACTGGCCTGTTCGGTATATGGGGCGGACTCGATCCAAGTGAACGCAGAGATATACAAAAGACACTCAATATCACTCCTATACATGTGCTCAACACTGTTCCAGGAATGACTGAGGGTTTTACGGAAGGAAAACGAATAGATGGATAAAGATGATGTAGATTACTTTGCTATGACCATAAGGGAATCCCTAAGCCTTATGTTCTGGACATCATTCGGTACACTACTAGCGGTAGGGGCTATCTTAGCCCTTGCCTTATGAAAGGAATATCATGGAGATATATCAGAATGAAATAATGCAAGTCGCTGGTTTCGTGGTTGAGGTAATAGACTTATACTTTGACGCCAGTGAACAACGATCATGGCACTATGGGATGTTCGATACTTACGATGATGCTGTGGCGTTCACTCACGCCTATCCTCAAGGTAAGATCGTGCCTATCTACAAGCCTGTGACTCACTAAAATGCAAGTCGACGACCCTATCGCCAGAGGCGATGATGAAGTATGCGATTTTTGCAATCTAAAAGTCGCATATTGTGAGTGCTATGAACCCGATGAGATCTTTGCGGAATACTACGGCGATTAGTAGCACTGTTGGATAATCCAACACTAGCCCTCCACGCATCCAGCGTGGGGGGTTTTTTTATGCCTTCGTTTTGTACCAACCATCGCCAGTCTTATGCTGGCACTCGCAACCCTTGCATAGGGCATGCAATCCAATAGCGATGTATGTATTGCCCGATTTATTGGCCGCTCCGCCAGCCGTACACTTATCGCAGATCATCAGCCACCTCCTCCGCGGGAGCGGAAAAGGTTTGTGTTGGATCACTATATTCATTGTCGTTTTTACTTTGCTCTGCGGTAGGTGCGTATAAAGGTGATGCTTGTATAGCCTCTACATACTGCTCGAAGTAACTGACCATGACGTAAAGGTGAGTGCTCAATTCGTTGAACACATTCTCGACGCTAGTGAGTGCTTTAATAAACTTCGGGTCCTGTTTCTTCGTCCAAGTCTTGTTCTCCAAGTGATTGTGGATACTCGCTAGGTTCTCCTTGAGCATCGTGAAGTCCGTCTGTTGTTGCTGCATTTGCTTCCTCTTCTGTGTAGTCGCGTTCCTTGCGTGGCTTGCTGCCACCGAGGAAGTTAATCAAATTGTTTAGTGCTCTGTTAACTCTCATACGTGCTGCATCTTCTGTGATAGCCAGTTCCTTAGCAAAGGTTCTGTTGTCACACCCATCGCCGTAACGTAGAAATATAATACTCTTCTGTTCAGTGGTAAGTTTATCAAGTCCCCACTCAATGTCAGCCATCATAGCAAACCAGTTGCCTCCCTCAGAGGCTACCTTCTTGCCTGATACGAAACCTAGTTCAGCCATCGCTGGTGCTACGACATCACCTCTGATGACTGCTGGTAGCAACGCCTCAACAAGTTCCTTGTCGTAGTAGTAGTTATCCTCTACACGATAGCCACCTATCTGTGCCTTCTGCTTCTGGCAGTAATCCTTAGCAGCGTTACGCAGTGACCTAGCAATTAGTTTTATAGACTGCTTGCCCTCTAATTCTTCCCAGACTTTGACCTTGTTAGGGTGCTCAAGGAACCACACCCATAACTCTTGACGGACATCATCTGCATCAACGATCTTGTATTTACGAGCGAATTCGTAAGCAATAGCACTCACAATTCCATCGTATCTTTCGATTACCATTTGAATGTTTTACCGTCCACTGTGAATGAGTTGTTGATAATAGGAACAAGTTGTGGGGTTACATTCTTCCCGTCTACATGCAGAATTCCAAAACCTTGTTGCCATGTGAATAGCCCAGCCTTGATGTATTTTGCATTGCGATAATCCATGAGGTTTCCGAGTTCCATACCCCAGATAGTCTTAGGCTTACCACCACGATAAGTCTGAGTCTGATGTGTCAAACCCATACGATGCGTGTGACCACAGACTACGGACATGCCTGAGCGCTTTGCCAAACCCAACGCAGTGGCTCCTGCTGTGGGCTGTACGTTGCCCTCATCACCATGCATAAGCAACCAGCCTGGGGCTAGTTCGTATGGATCTGTGTGATATACGATCTCTAGTTCATTGAGACCAAGGAAGTTTTCTAGTTGCAACTCAGGAAGTCCAAGCAATCCTGGTGCTCTCATAGCAACTGTGTTAAACAATCTATCAGTATGGTTGCTACGAATCATATGCTCAACGGTTAAGTCATAGAGCACTTGACGAGTGAGATCACGGTCACGTCCAATAGAGCGTTCAAACTCTAGTTCGGTTCCCTTACTCCACTTCGAGATGGTCTGCATATCCATTTCATCACCGCAGGATACTACAGTCTCAGGTTGATACCACTGAATGAACTTTGCCACTGCCTTCGTGGCTTCTACATCGTGATATGGGACCTGCAAATCAGATATGCAAACTATGTTTTTCATTTCTTTTTGGTCGCCTTCTTCGCTGTTGTTTTCTTAGCACGACGCTTGTTCTCTAGTCCAACATTCTTTTTCTTAGAGATGGTATTGAGGTTGGACATTCTATCATCGCCTGCTCTACCCTTGTTGTTCTTGTGATTTACTTCTGTTCCTTTTGGTAAGGTTTTTCCTGTGGCCTTTTCGTAATCAACTCGAGCCTTATTGCTAGAAGTCGTAACCACTTTGCCATTTTTATCCCTCTTCTTGATCACATAGATTGGTCGTCCACCGTTTTGTTCGCTACCTTTGTAAGGTCCGAAGATACGTTTGATTGTTTTTTTGATTGACTTTTTCATTCTGCTGGCCATTTACCTTTCAGTACCATTAGTGCGATGATTGAGTAGTTGGCTAGATCAGCAAAGGAATCCTCAAGAGATTCATTCTGTGCATCCTTGCCAGTGTCAATGAGATTGTTGATACGTGCTACCTTGTCCCACATACGAACACGAAGGCCGTTGAGTGGGCCTCCAGGACTTTGTGAGATGTTCTTTGGGCCGTAGTCGGCATGCTTCTTGATGAGCAGATTGGTCAGCGTGTCACTGATCTCCCAGATGTCTAACTCAAACTGATTAGGTTCAGGTATATCAAAAGTATATTCCTTCACCTTCTGTGGTGGTTCCCACTTGTAATCATGCGGAACCATGTCTCTTACGTTAAGTCGTTTAGTCTTTTTCATCTCTATCTTTCTTGAGTAGTCTTTCTAGGTCGCTCATCATGTCATTCATCTCAGAGGCTACGACTGTCTCCTCAACGAATTCTTCTAGGTCTCCCTCACTTGCATTGACCATCATGAGGGTTGCATCTTGCACGATACTCCATGCATCATCGAGATCACCTTTGTTCACGGTGTCGTTGAGAAGGCTCAAAAACGTATATAAATCAAAGGAAAAACGCTTATTTAGGCGTACTTGCCAACCAAATTCGATGCCACAATGATCCATAAACTCGAAGATGTCTGCCGTTGCAAACGAGCACTTATCTTCACATCTAAACACGCCGTTTTTATCAGGCATTAACATTAGGCACTCGCAATCTTTTGTTTGAAATAGTCTACACCATTTGTCCGATATATGCTGTTTACATCCTCGCCCTCGGGCATGTTGACGATGGTCAAGTTAGGTAACTCCTTAGCAAGAGACTTACCAAACTCAGCACCAGCATTATCCCCGTCAGCAAATAGAAATACTTTCTCAAAGTCCGAAAGGAGTCTGGTGTAGTGCTTCTTCCAGTTGTTGACTCCAGGGACCCCCACCGCAGGTATCCCGCAAACAGTATCAAGCGTGATCGTGTCAATCTCACCCTCGCAGATAGAAATATATGAGGACGCTTTGAAGAATGCACCCACGTTGTAGAGATGCGTTGTCGCCCCACTAATCCCCATGTATTTCGGTTCTGCGTGGTCCATCGCACGGAATCTAAGGTCAACCACCCCCGAACGCGTAAGATACGGAATCGCCAAGCGATTGATATAGGCTTCATGACCCGTGAGCGGCTCTAGCACGACGCCCAAGCGCATTCGCTGGGCCTGTTCCAGAGAGATCCCCCGTTCTGCGAGGTAGTCCTCCGCTTCGTGCAGTGCGCTGTGGTAAAACTTTGCCGCTCTGGTCAAAGATTCCTTTTGCAAGTGTGATTGCTTCACGAAAGTTAACTCCTTCTTTTTGCATAATGATAGCATACGCATCGCCTTTGTACTGGCAACCATGACACTTAAAGATGTTTTCTTTTAAGTTGACTGCTGCAGATGCATGTGAATCATCGTGGAATGGACACTTAAGTTTTGCCCAGCCACTACGGGTAGGAACCCGAGCACCGTAGTACTCGAGAATTGTTGTTATATCTGGCTTATCTTGGCTCATCTTTCATCGCCTTCTTTAGTAACTCTAAATACACTGACCCAGGCATTGTAGCATACCAATCGGCAGGAGATGATTTACCTTTGCGCTTGTGCCATACGACACCAGTCCATGCCTTAGCATGAATCATCTCAACTCGTAACTCTTCTAGCCAACCAGAGAGAGCCATCTTTGCATGGTCTTTAACTTCGATGCATACGCCATTGACACCAGCGATATCGCCCTTATCTTCTTGCGCCCCTGCTAAACGCCTTTCAGCGTATGGGAATCCGTTCTCAATCAGATAAGCGACAATATCTCTTTCGGCCTTGGATCCCTTGGCCTTTGCTGGATTGCTCATTAGTACCAGCCGTGTTTTTTGTGGAACTTTAGCGCCTTGGTAGGTGTACCGTAGCGATGCTTGATATATTTCAACCCCAAGTCAATCTGCTTTATCAATGGAGTCTTTGGATCCATTTTGAGTAGTTGAGGTATGCCATAGGCAGTAGAGCGAGGATTGTCTGCTGTGTAATCCCAGCGTGACTCGATGTACCATAGTTCATCTAAAGCCTTCCATTCCTTAACACTCTTAAACTGTGCCATGACCTTCATTCTGCCAACTTCTCTTGCTATCTTCTTCATCTCTCTCATCGCTGGGTTAGCGCACCGATAGACGATCTCTTCTTCAATCTGAATAATCTTCTTTTGTAAAGTAAGAGCACCCACAGTATGGGGCAGTGTACCCACAAAGACCACAAAAATCATCAAGAATATGTATGTTCTTAGTTTCATCTTTACTCCTCAGTTGGGGCAGTTGCCTGTGTTCCACAGTCAGCGCACTCCATATCTAGAAAGTACATTCCTATCGTACCATCTGCTTCAAATGTTACTTTAAGATTCCAAACGAAACACCCACATACGCATACAGTGGTGGGTTCACCTCTGATATCCATAGCCCTTGAGTAGTCAGGTTTCAAATCATTGATGTGCTTCATTGTACCCGTTCAGGTATGTCTGAGACATCCATAAATTCGGGATTGAACTGCAACCAAAAAGCCGTATCCCCAGTTGGATCTGCCTTACCATAGCGGTTCTTAACGGGTGCTACCGCTAGGTAGCCTGGTGCGTTAGTTCCCACTGTACAGATAAGCGCAGGCAACTGTGCCACCATGCCCTGCAAAGCAGAGCGAGGTTGGCATGGGTTCCCCGTATACGACTCTTTGGTATGATGCAGTATCAATACCGCAGCGTTGGTATCTCTTGCGAGATATTTCAACTCTTTGATTGTAGAGCGCATGTTCGCAAACTCTTCTCCCCCATCATTGGAGATATCCATAAGGTTATCAACAACGATAAGAGTCGGCGAACAGCCCCACAATTCCTCGAATGCTTCTACCTCTTGATCGAGATCTGCCAGCGTAGGTGCTGACTCAAACGACCAGAAGATATGCCCCGAGGAATCATTAATTGTTTTACGACTACCCTCAATATCTTCGTTGAGCATGTGCTCAGCATCAGACTGGGACTTGCTGGTAATCATAGATAGCAGACGCATAGCCATTGTGTGAGCGTTTGTGTCGGCTGATACATACAAGGTAGGAACTTTAGCCCGTAGCGCAATAGCCAAGGCCAGTGTCGACTTACCAGCACCAGGAGTGCCAGCAATCATCGAAACTTCGGATCGGCGAATAACTACTTTGTTGGCATCAAACGTGCGAAACACTGATGGTAATGGTTCTCCACCAATGTCTTTTCCACCAACTGCACGGGCTAGGGTTCTCATAACTTAGAATGTACTCCATTCAGAATCGTGTCGGCGTACCCATACTGGTTCGCACTGATCTGGTGTTCCTTTAGGTGAAGGACACATGTATGCCTTCCATGGACCCTTTGCACCTGCACCTGTTCGCTTGGTCATTACACCATGTGAGCAGGTCTTAGATGATGGTCCAAGATTACCTTGAGGTGTTACTGGATGTGCAGTGTGAACTGCCTCAGCGCCTGGAAAGGCTGCTGCGATGTTCTGAACTGCCTGAACACCATTGGTTGGTGCTCCTGTTAGAGACTGTGCCATTACCTTGAGTACATCCTGTGACTCTTCGATACCAACAGCACTCTCTAGTGCTTCACAGAAACCAGCGTAGGTCTCTGAGGCTACCACGAAGATACGTCCATCGGGTAGTTTACTGCTGACTTGGAAGTTTCCAGTCATTTGTTATCTCCTTTTTTTGTTGAGTGAAGAAACTTGCATGAGGATATCACACCACATCTGCCACAGTTTGAGAAGTTGGGCAGGAAGACTGTGTTCTTTCGAGCAGTGTCGAACATATTGAGTATGTCCTCGACTCGCTCAGCATGTAAAAATTCTAGGTTCCATTGTGAAACTGTACCAGTACGTGCATCCCAGAAACCTGCCCTATCGACAGTAATCCCATGCTTACCCAATGCCCATGCATACACTGCAAGTTGCAAAGGATGCTTCTGGGATGACGCACCAGTCTTGATGTCGATGAGTACCCTATTCCCATCGAAATCGGTCATGACTCTATCAATTGCCATCTTGACGATGGTATCCTCGATAGGAATCTCATACTGCTTTTCGATAAAATCTTCATAGACATTCCAGCCATTGTTGCGGAACTTGATCCACTTCTCAAGCATCCAGATGCCTTCGCCATACCACCACGACATGTCCTCACGTTTGGCATACTGCCATGTGCTCATGTCTCCGTGGAGTTCTTCATCTTCCTTGACTTGTTCAAACCAGACATTATTCCAGATGGTTTCGGGATCTCCGCCTTCGAGATCGTAAATTTCGGTAGCCTTATGTACGGCTGTACCACCAGTGAACCAGACGGCATGTGCTTCTTGCACACCCTCGACTTTGGTGAGGTAGTACTTCCAACCACATTCTTGCCAAGTGGTTAGTGATGAATAGGAAATATGCTTTGGTAAATCGCTCATAGAAGTACTATACCAGACGATTATGTTTTAGGAAGATTGAACCCTCCACGAAGTCAATCGCGTCGTCGATATCCGATTCGATGTCTATCCAGAGTTCTGATGAACTCCCGAGTACGTTACATCTCCGCATTTCTAAATCCCTGCCTGAGTCCTGAATTTAAGAAATGCCCCCCTACCCCCCAAAAAAATTGGTGGTTCAGGGAGGCGATGAACTAGGCTTTGCCGTCGTCCGTCATTTGAAGTTTCTGCCCCACGGTTGCCCGCCCACGAAGGATATCATGTGATATGATCTTCCGCATGATAGAGATAACCCTATGTGATGAGTGTCGCAAAACGATCAACACCGAGAATGATACCTTTGTGATTGTCGACAAAGTATATTACTGCTACGACTGCTGGAGGAATGTCTGATGCCCACATACGACTACGAATGCCCTGGGGATGGGGAAGTCATAGAGTTCACCCTACCCTTCGACCATGAACCCCCTCTATGCGCCTGTGGTGACGTTATGAGGCGTGTTTTCAACCCTGTGCCAGTCAAGTTTAACGGCCCAGGATTCTATTCTACAGGTGGATAGAGACGACAAAAAGCCCCCCACCAGAGGTTAGTCTGATGAGGGGCTGATTGTTGAGAGCAGGCTAGGTTACTTAGAACCCTTGCCGAACTCTGGGGACTTAGGATCGAGAGCCTTCCACACAGGTGCGATGAAGGCTGAGACGAAGGCATAAGCCAAAGTCTTTGGGTCAGTTACACCTGACATGTAAAGCGCTGTGACTGCAGGAACTGCAGCACGTGCATATGTCGTTACGATTGCAACGAGTTTATCTTTTGTCATGTTTCTCCTTATGACTTGAATACTGGCTTACCAAAACCGACGACAGACACGACCTGTGACTTGCGGAGTTTGGAGCCATTCTTCTTCTTGTAGGCGCGTACCTTGAGGCATACTTGCCCTCCGTTACGCTGGTCGCCCTTCTTATCTGGGGCTGTGTTGCCTTCGATACAGGTGACTGTGCCATCGCCGTTATCTTTAACGACAATGCCAACGTGAGAGATGCGGTCTACTCCATCGTTTGGGAAGTCAAAGAACACGATATCTCCTGGTAGAGGAATTGCTTCCTCAGCCTTTTCCCACTGGTTCTTCTTCATAAACGCGGTAGCACCTGCAACTGTTGATACGCAATTAGGGATCTTAAGACCCACTTCGTTGGCACACCAGTTTACAAATGAGCCACACCAAGGCAAGAAGTTCGCCTTAGTGAAAGCACCGTACTTGGTTTCGTTGTCCTTAGGACCTTCGATCACACCGATTTCGCCTCTGGCTACTTCGATGAAATTTAGACGTTGACCCATTATTCACTCGCTTTCTTATCAACCTTAGCAAAGGCTGCGTTGATTTCTTCTGAGGTGAGGCTTCCATCTGCTAGGTAGAAACGGGCAAGGGCTTCAAGCACACGTGCTGCTCCCAAGGCTCCAGCAAGCGTTGCTGCCTGCCATACTTCAATCCCAACCAATGATCCAGCACCGATAACTCCGAGAGATTCTGCTGCAATTACCGCAAAGATTCTCATCATTACGTTCTTAAATGTATCCATTATTCATCCTTCATGTTTCTGATATTGAGAGTTACTGCCCAGACAACCAACGTTACGATGATTGCATAACCAACTACGGTCTTGGCAGAACCTTCTAGAACTACCCAGGCGGTGAACATGCCTAGGAGAGTCCAGAGTTGGTTAAAAAAGTCTGAGAACCATTTCTTCATTAGGGATTCCTTCTATATGCGGCTAGAGAGGCAGCGGCTGCTGCATGGGTGGCTATGTTGCCAGCGATAACTGCTGCAATCACAACCTTTTCTGATTGTTCTCTGACCTCAGGAGACATGTCAGCACCGATATTTGATAGGGCGGTGAGGACTTGGCCTGGGTCTGTAAATAGTTCTGCAAAGAGTTCTGCAGGGTTTTCTAAGAGGGTTAAGGCTATGACTACCTCAGCCGTAAGAACGACGCCGTTAGGCAGTTCTACGGGCGTGTCAGGGGGCAACACGCTGAGGTCTGTCGACTCACTAAGAACCACAACTTCTGGTACAGTAGGCTCAGGTGTTTCTATAGGAGGCTCAGGTTGCATAGGTTCAGGCTCAAGTGGCTCTGGTTCGTCAACGATCTCAGGCTCCGTGATTTCAGGTTCCTCAACAGGCTCTTCTGGCTCAAGAGGAATCTTAGGCTCTACGACCTCTGGTTCATCTACTGGTTCGTCGGTGTCAGGCTCTGGCTCTTCAGGAACTTCAGGAGTGGGTTCTGGTTCAGGTTCAGGTTCTGGCTCTGGAGTAGGTTCAGGTAATGGCTCGGGTTCTGGCTCTGGTTGAGGTTGTGGCTCAGGCTCTGGTCTTGGCGGCGATACCACTATTGGCTCTGGTTGTACTATTGGCGTTGGCTCGGGAAGAGGAGTAACAACAGGTGTTGGAATTGATTCTGCTGTTTGGGTATCTACCGTTGATGTCTCTACTGGTAGTACAGGAGTTACAGATTCGGAAGTTGTTGTCCCAGAGTCAGAAGCCGAAACGGTCTGCGAGTCAGATGAATCATTCTGACCAGTTGATGATTCTGAAACTGGCGTTGAAGAAGTCTGAGTCTCAGGTACAGAAACTACAGTCTGAGAATCTTCTGTTGAAGGACTCGGAGAGGGACTTGGTTGAGGCGAGGGAGCAGTTGAAGTATCTGACTCAACAGTTTGAGTCTCAGAATTTACAGTTTGAGTTTCAGAGACAACGGTTCCAGTCTCAGAACTGGGACTTGCAGCAGGGGTAGGGACTACACCATTATAGTAACGAAGAGTGTTATCAGAAAGACTGTCACTAATATAAACAGTGAATCGTCCACTGTAACCTCCCTCACAATACAGTCTGGGAATACTACCCTTACCATTAAAAAAACTATTACTATTATCCCAGCCAATAGTAGAAGTTCTGCTCTCGCTACCGTCGGGAGTACCGCAAGTAACTAATGCATTATAGACCATTACGGCCTGTGATGATGCTGGGAATAGATAAGATGTGCCTATAACTAGGAGAATAATTCCTAGTCTACTTGCTGTCCTTCTCGCAGAGGAGGAGATATATTTGGTCAACGCGTGTTTCCAATCGGTTCACTTGATCTTTGACAGAACTACCCCCATTTGGCTTTAATTCTGATAGATAGTGCTTAACTAACCATCGAACAAAACCTGTAAACCCTGCAAGCAGAGTCATCAGCGCTACGAAAAAACCAGCCCACTCAGTAACTGTCATAAGACTGTCTTAACTGTTACTGTGAGTAGACCACCAAACCCAGAGAAGTTCCCACTAGGTGGGGTCTTACGAGAGAACTGCACTTGCTCAATGATTGCTTGCACACGCTCTCCTGTTGTGAAGTCTTGGATATTGATGATGTCACCTTCTGCTTCGATAGTTTCTAGTAATTGAATACGCTCCCACGCACGGCCTTCATAGCCAGTGATTACGTTATAACGGTCTTTCTCAACGTCAAAACACCATACGGGGAACTGAATCAACCGTTGGCGTTTAGTTGCAGGAAGCGCTTTTGCTTGGAAGCCCTTAAACACGGGTCCTTGACTGGTATCGCTTGCGCTACGTGAGAGCGTAAACTTGTATGAAAGGAACTCTTGTGGGAGTTCTGGTGCAGTAGTTGCTGCCTCTGGTGTGCCTACTGCAGCATTGTAAGAGATGACGTTGTTTACATTGCCATTCTCTTCTATTGTTTGAATGTCCATAGCACCATAGGTGAATACACCTCTAGCGCGTACAAACTTAAAGTTCTTTGGCTCTAGTGTTCCGTAACGGATAGCACCTGTCTGTACATATCCAGAGGTAACTAGAGCGCTTGCTGACTCTAGATAGATTGCTCCATTGGTAGCACTATATCCAGTAGCAAATGCCAGGCGATTGGTTGTACCAATAAAGGCAACTGCTGTGGTAAAGTGTGTTCCTGACTGAATTCCTACCAAATCATTTGCGTAAGCAAAACGAAGTGGCTCTCCCTCAATAAGTTGGCTGAGATCAACGCGAGTAAGTCCAGCATTAGAACCTACACCTGTTGTAGCCCATACGAAACGATCAGCACAGGCGACGTCATAGACAGGCTGGGTTGTCTCTACAATTAGAGGACCGTATGCAAGGGAACCGTCTTGGTCATTAACTTCGGCAACGCGTAGACCCTTGCTAGTTCCAATAATCATGTAGCCTAGATAGAAGTATAGTTTTTCAACTATCTCTCCTGATGGGAACTCAGCAGCGACTACAGCCTGTGTAAGCACCGGCATTGCTCCGTTAGTTCCTAAGGTGTACTTCTGAATTGTAGAATAAATGCCAGAATGACCTGCGGTATAGATAGCAGGACCAGAGGCTGCTACAGAAGTGTAGTGATAGTTAGTATTAGGATTGGTGTAAATCGCGCTAGGTAAAGATGTAGCATTAGTTGCTAGTTCATAAACCGAGTTATTAACGCAAAGAATAATACGATCTTTAACAAATTCCATAGCAGCGTAAGTAATTGTAATGCTGTTTGCCGTAAACATAGGTGACGGAATAGTTGTAGTATTATCAGTCAGCAACTTCTTGTACATGTGAAGTCTTGGAGTACCGCTTATATCAGCATTGGTTACCCAGTATGCAAAGACACCATCATCGCAGATGGCATACACAGGCTCTGCACTACCAGTATTATAGTCAATAAAATGAACTACTGGGTCAGTTACACCAGTACCTGCTGGAGATACTGCTGCAGATGTTACGTTGCTAGCAGTTTTAGCGTAAGTAAAGGTTGTTGTAGTAGGAGTACCAGTAATTGTGTAAGTACCATTAAAGGTAGCGTCTACACCAGAAATTGTTATTTCTAGACCAGTAGATAGTCCGTGTGCTGCAGATGTAGTAAGCGTTGCTACGTTAGAGGTCAATGCCTTATTGGTGATAGATACAGTAATTGCTGGGTAAATCTTATCTACATCATACTCATCGTGAAGTAAAACACCATTGATACCAGACCACTGAATAGATCGGATATGCTGCTGAGGATGTTGGTGATCTGTTCCAACCACAGGACCAGTTGTTACGTGAGTGTTTTCTGTATCTTTGAGTAGGGTTACTTGACCCTTTACCCAAGGATTAACACCTTGTGAATCAAAGTAGCGGTAGCCAATAGACTCACCTGCTGATGGATCGTAAAACTTGATACCTGCACCACCATGGAAAGATGACTGAGATCGTAGCCACCAGCCTGTTAAAGACTGCTCGCCTGGTTCTCTTGAGTTGTCAAACTGTTCTTTGCGGTATGGTGCTGTCTCACGCTGATACGGATTCTGATCCGTTGGAGCCATGAAGAATGGGATACCACCAAAGGCTACGTCATAGTCCTCTGCTCTGTTGGTCCAGAATCCACTTGTTCCAGGATTACCTACATTGAGGGGTAAACCCTCGGTAATATCTTGGCCAGCCAAGGCGTACCTCCACTACTAGAAATTAAATTATTCGGTTACAGGAACTGGTGACACAAAGTTAGTGCCATCCCATTTATCTCCTGAACCTGCATACTTGCCACGAAACGTAGCATTGTAAGATGTCTGTACCCATTCGGTATCTGCACCGTATAGTGACTTGCAAAAGTCAATACCAATTGACTCTTGCTCTATACCATTCTCATCGTGCAATACTTCGTTGTTTACTACAATTACTTCTCGTACTATTCCGTCTTCTATCTTCGCAAAATGTGCCATTATCCAATCACCACAATCACTACGCCTGAACCGCCAGCACCGCCGAAAGAACCGCCTCCTGCTCCACCGCCTGTGTTGGCTGTTCCTGACCCGCCTGTTCCAGTTTCACCACTCACACCGTTACCGCCGCCACCTGAACCACCTGACGAATTTGCAAACCCACCACCTCCACCGCCGTACATAACTGAAGCACCTGTTATAGAGTTAGCAATACCTGCTCCTCCGTTGCTGTTCGTCGCTGCTGCTCCTGCACCACCCCCACCGCCATAAAATGAAGATGAGCCTGCGTTTCCTTGTCCACTAAATCCGCTACCTCCAGAAGTATTATTTCCACCACCTCCAGAACCTCCTGGGCTACCAGCACCTGCGTTGTTACCACCAAACGATGAACCGTTACCGCCACCTAGAGCAATAGCCAATTGACCGATTGAACTTGCTCTACCGCTTGTGCCAGTAACTTGATAGGCGTAAGTACCTCCACCATTTCCACCTGAACCGCCAGCACCGACATTTACGGTTAATGTTCCAGAAGGCAAATAGCGCTGTGCATCATAGAGGACACCACCCGCGCCGCCGCCACCATTTCCAGCCGCACCGCCACCGCCTACAACAAGAACTTCTGCAGTACCAGCAG